ACTGAAATTCAAAAAAAAAAACAATTAACTAGACCAAAAATAAATCCCAAACCTGATCAATTATACAAACCTTATCAATTATCCAAACCTTATCAATTATCAAAACCTGATCAATTGCCAAAATTAATATCCATATACAGATGCAAAAATAAAATAATTGTATTATAGAATAATAAATTATTTAAAAACCAAATTTTAGCATATACTCATACATATTCATAGTTCCCATTGATGAATTGCATGATTGACATATTGGTTTTAGATTATCCATTTTTAATCCACCACCTTTCGATTCAGCAATAATATGACCACAATTAAAACTTAATTGTGTAATTGTTGATAATTTACAGCATAAACAAGTTGATTTACCAATATCTTCACCAATATATTTATTCCATACTTTTCGTTTTAATGTTGCTGGAATTGATTTTTTAGGTGTTTTTTTTGGTGTTTTTTTAGTTGTTTCATCATTAGTAGTTTCATCATTAGTAGTTTTATCATTAGTAGTTTCATCATTAGTAGTTTTATCATTAGTAGTTTCGTCACTAGTTGATAGATTATTACTTGTGATATTATTATTTGAAACTTTTTTAGTTGTTTTTTTTACTTTAGCGGTTATCATAATATTTGCTATTTCATCATTATCATTTAAAACTTTTTTAGTTGTTTTTTTGACAGTACCAGTAATAGTTTTACCAGTTATAGTTTTACCAGTTATATTTGGCTCTTTATAATACTCGCTAATAACATCATAATAAGATTTTAAATATAAAAATATTTCATAATATCCATCATAATTGTCATTTGTAGTAGAATTCAATAATAGTTTATAATAATTATTTGGTGAAAATATTGTAGCTCTATCAATTAAATTATTAAAATTTAATTGATTACTTTCATAAATAGGAATCTTATATTTATTCAATATCTCATTATATTTATTAAATATTTTTTTATGATCATTGTTTTTTTCAATTAATATGGAATAATTTGCCTCCCATATTGAATATATTGATGTTAATATTTTATTTATAGAATAAGTAATAATTGGATTAATCCAATTATCAATTTTTTTAAACATATCATATTCATCTTTTGATAAAAAATTAATAGTTTTTGTATCTAATAATTTTTTAATCAATCCAAACATAAAACATTTTTTGTCGAAATTTTCATTAAATTCACAAAACCAATCTATAATTCCAGATGCTAGACGCGATTTATAAACTTGATAAAATTGTTCATTCCAATCATTGCATTCCATATTAATTGCAGAAGTAAAATTTGATAAAAAATTTCCCATAATTGTTAAATTACTAATTTGATTTCCAAAATCTGAAAAAAAATTTATTTCATATCTTATTAAATGTATTGTATTAAATTTATGATGATTTCCAATTCTATCATAAAAATTATTAATAAATAATGTAACATCAGTTCTTAAAATATCTGGATCCATTAATTTTAATTATATTATATTATATTAACATATTTGATTTATTTATCGTGCAAATACATCAAATATTCAATTTTTATGATATTATAATTTTTTATCTGATCATAATAGTATTACAGCGGGGACTATTTTAAATGACACGATTTAAAATTATTCTTTATAAATTTTTGCTTTCTTTCTATATTTCATTTTAATTTCTTTTATATCTTCTTTTGTTTTGGTTAATGATGATTTGAAATAATTTTTATAAGTTTTTAGTTCAATATATTTAATGGATTTTCTAATTGATTTTTTAATTAAATCATAACTCATTGGTTCATCACGTTTCATATAATACTTTAATTGATTGAAAAATTTTTCTATTGGATTCATATAATGGTGGTACGGTAAAATATATACAAAATCATTTTTACTTTTTATAATAAAATCTTTGACATTTTCATTTCTATGACAACTTGCATTATCCATTAAGATTAATTTTTTCTTTTGCCTTCTATTAATTGTTTAATAAATTCAATTAATCTACAATGATCTGAACCTGCTTTTTCATATAATATCCAATCTAAAACTCCTTTTGTAGTTATTGCCATTATTAAAGTATATTTTACAAAAACTTTATTATCTTTTGTTATTTTATTTAATCGTTTACCTATTATTTCTCTTCCTTTGTTAGGATGTAAACCAATTGAAATACTTGATTCATCAATTGATATAATATCATCTAAGAAGTATTTATATTTCTAGAGGCTAAATTAACATTAGCCGATATACCCAAATTTTTATAGTGGGTGTTAAGATTATTTTTTTGATATAAATCGTGTCATTTAAAATAGTCCCGCTGTAAAATAAATGATTCTATAAATTAAAATAATTTTTCTAATTTATATAATATAAGATCGCAAATATATATTAAAATGAATTGTATAACACAAATGGATTTAGGTAGGTGGTTTCGAAATATAGAATATCTATATGGTATATTAAATAGTATTAATGAAAAAAAAAAATTTAAATATTTGTCAAAACATTTGTATAGATCTATGATTTGTTTCAAATCTATGGCAGAACAATATATCTTACATACTAGTTCATCTGATACAACTATTATGTTGAATAGAATTAATGTTTTATTATTAAATTTAGAACAAAAAAATGTAATTGTTGAATCTGGTTTTGCATCTGGACTAGATTCAACTCTAGAAACAGAAACTCTACCAAATATTACATTTTTTGAATTAGAGCAATGGAAACAAAATATTATGTATAAAGTTGGTATCCTAATGTCAATGTCAGATAATGAACATAAAATGATGTTCAAGAAACAAATCATTAATTCAATTAAAGTAATATCAATTTATACAATTAGTTATCTAAGATTTCTATCAAATACAGATTCTCAATATATTCAAAAAGTACATGATTTAAAAACATTATTGATTCAGGTTAAGAATCTTTATGAATCCTTAATGAAAAACTAAATCATTGAATTATTGATCATTGATTATTATACTTTTGTTTTAGTAAAATAGATTTATAAAAATCTATTTTATCAATAGTTTAGGAACTGCTCTACGAAAATTGTCAAGATTTGTCTTGACTTTACTTAATAGCATAAGATGTGTATTGTTTCAGTTCAAGTAATTAATTTAACTTCTATTAACTTCTTGTTCTGGATACATTAATTTTAACTCCAAATATTCTTGTTGCAACTGCCGATAAATCAGAAATAGTGGTAGTTGGTGATTTACCTGTAGCTCGATCGACTGCAGCAACTCGAGCAGATCCAGCGGTGGCTGTAGCAGGATATGCTCGAGTTGCTGCTCCTGCTGCAGCCGCCGTTGGAGTAGGAGCCGCAGCGGTTGCCGCTCCAGCTGCAACCGCTGAAGAGGAATCTTGAGATAATTCAATACTTCTTTCAGATATGAAGGTTTTATATTTTTTTCATCATTACTAAGTGTAGCCTTCAGGTTTGGAGTATTCAAAGTTGTGTTCCCAAGTTGAATCCTAAGATGTTCAAGAAGCAGTCTAATCTGCTTTTGTTTCAGTGCTTTCAGTTCATCTAATTGTGTATCCTTATTTGATAATTTCATGGTCCGATTGACATCCTCAGTTTTTTTTATATTACTACTAAAAAGATTTCCCATAATTTGTTTTTATTAATATAAATTGGATTTAGATAAATAATGTTATTATATCCAAAAATAATAAATCATATAAATATGCTGAATGAAAAATAAATTTTATATTATGTACTTAAATTTATAAATTTCTAAATAAACAAATCTAAGCAAACAAATCTAAGCAAAATCTTATATACATTATTTCGAGTTTATAATCTGAATCATTGATCAAGTTCAAATACTACTTGCTTATTATTCATAATTTTTTCTAAATCAGACGCATATAATATCTCCTTTTCTAATAGATGATGAGCTATTTTTTCCAGATAATGATTATTTCTTTTCAATATATCTTTGCCACGATTATATGCATGTGATAAAATATCTTTTACCTTAGTATCAATTAGATGTTGTGTTTGTTGTGATAAATTATCACCATAATTAATTTGACCAATTTCTTCATAAAAACCATATTTTGTTACCATTGAATATGCTAATTTTGTGGCTTTTTCAATGTCATCTGATGCACCAGTAGTAATTGATTTTGAATCAAATTTAATTTCTTCTGCAATTCTTCCACCATATATCATACATAATCTATCAATAAGTTCTGATTTTTTCCATAATTTTCTATCATCCGATTCAGATTGTGAAAACCCTAATGCAGCATCTCCTCTTGGGACAATAGAAACCTTAATAGGGTTGGAACAGCCCTCAAGTAAGTAAGCAAGCAAACAATGTCCGGCTTCATGATATGAGACAATACGTTTCTCATCTAAACTCATCAAACGTTCTCTCTTTTCAAAACCAACTATAATTTCATCAATAGCTTTCATAATGTCTTCAATTTTAACAGATATAGGTTCAGATATTGATTCGGATATAATTGGTTTGGATATTGGTTCGGATATTGGTTCAGATATTTGTTCATATAATTTAGTTTTAATTAATTTAGTTAATTTAGTTAATTTAGTTAATTCAATTAATTTAGTATCTGATTTAGTTAATTCAGTATCTGATTTAGTTTTAGTTAATTTAGTTAATTTAGTTTTGGTATCAGATTTAGTATTAGATCGTCTGTTTTCTGATTTGATATCAGATTCTATTAAATTAGATTGTTTAAAAATCGAATGTTGTCTTCCCAAACTATTAATAACACTTTGATTAACGATATTTGCTATATCAGCACCAGATAATCCTGCGCAAAGTTTAGATAAATCTGAAATTGTTTTTTCCCATGAAGATTTAATATCTTCGTGTAAGACTATTGGTTTCATATATAATTCAAATAGTTGTTTTCTCTCATTAATATTTGGAAGATCAAATACAATATTACGATCAAATCTACCAGATCTTAATAATGCGGGATCTAATGTATCTTTCATATTAGTGGCTCCAATAATAATAATATTTTCAGAAGAAACAAATCCATCCATTTGAACCAATAGTTGATTAAGAGTAGTTGAATGTTCAACATGAGTAACTTGTTTAGAGTTATTACGATTTTTACCAATAGAATCAATCTCATCAATAAAGATAATACATGGTGTATTCTTTTTGGCAAGATTAAATATTTGTTTAACTCTTTGTTGTCCTAAACCGACATACATTCCAACAAAATCAGAACCAGACGCACTAATAAAATTAACTTTAGATTCACCAGCTAATGCTTTCGCTAATAATGTTTTACCAGTACCAGGTTGTCCAGTGAATAATAGACCTTTTGGTATTTTTGCACCATATTTTACATATTCTGATCTATTCTTTAAGAAATCAATATATTGTTTTAAGTCATTTTTTACATTATCTTGACCAATTACATCAGCAAATTTTGTAGATATATTCTTAGTAACTTTAAACATATTATTAGAGAATAGCATAGAACTGAGTCCCAGAGATGATTCTAAACTTTCGTCATCATCACCATCACCAATATTGATTTCATTATCATTAGCATCAGCAGATGTAGTTGAAGTTGAGGTTAAATTATTTTTAACAAATAATTTTTTAAAGAAGAGACTAATAAATTTAATAAGATAATTGACAACAAAAATTAAGATCATAACATAAATAATTTGTTTTAAAAAGTAAAAAATATATTCAACCAAACTATATTGAATTTGATAACTTATATCTAAATTATTAAAATTATCATAATATGGTTTGATAACATTAATAAAGTTTTCATTTTGTGAAATTTTCATTTTAAATAATTCTGTATTATTAAGAAAAAAATATGCTTTGGAATTAATTTCGTCAATAATTAGTTTATTAGGTTTAGCACCATTATTTATACCATTATTCGTTAGATTCGTTAGATTCGTTAGATTCGTTAGATTCGTTAGATTCATTAGAAAAGAATTCATTTCAAAATAAGAAACATATGGTGTTCCAAATAATTCAACATTATATACATATAACACAATTGCAAAATTAATTGCTTGATTAAATAGTATTTTTATAATATTATTTAGATTCATTATATTATAGATAATTATATTGATATATATTATTTACATAGATAAACCATAAATCAACTTTTTTTCAAATTTAATTGCTTGATTAAATTTGATTTAAAAAAATTATTAATCCCATTTTGAATGATCATTTAATACAGAATGATAACGATAAAATAATTTCTTTATAATTATTTGCGGAGATGAGCAAATCGAATCGAAGTTATTAGTCCGTAATGCGGAGATGAGCAAAGCGAATCGAAGAATTACAGCTCAAGAAAATATTTGCGAATATAATTCCATCTGATATAAATATAATAAAAAATCAAAAAAACCAATAAATTTTTGTAGGAGCATAGTATGTTATTTAAGATTTTTCTGGCAAAAAATCTCCCCCCCCTGATTAAAATGCCAATTTTTTGGTAGCGAATTGATTATAATTTTTTTGGTAGCGAGTTAATTATAATTTTTGATTTAATTGTATATTTTAGACGTATTATCTTATATAAAAAATATCTAAAAAATATCTAATAATAAGATAAAAAATGATTTTCGAATGCACGAGATGCCAAAAAATGTTTGATAATAAAACACATTATAATAAACATTTGTTACGTAAGATACCATGTAAAAAATTAATTAATACAATTTTACATCACGATGCAATATATAAAAATGAAGAAGTACAAACGGATAATAAATTATCCAAAATGGATAATAAAATAGATTTACAGGATAAAAAGGATAATTTTTTATCCATTTTGGATAAAAATATTAATGATTATATTTATGATGAAAACAAAACATTAAAATGCATATTATGTGGTAAAATATATAAACATTTATCAGGTTTATGTAAACATAAAAAACAGAAACATCAAGATTATGAGATTGATATAAAAAAAATAAATATTCAGAAAAATGAGAAATCAGAAATAGAAAAGTTTAAGGAATTAATTATGACACAAATTGAAAATTTAAATGAAAAAAATAAACAACTAGATGAGAAAAATAAACAACTAGACGAAAAGAATAAACAACTTGAATTATTGGTAAAAACATCAAAATCAAAAAATATAACTAATAATATTAATAATACAACTAATAATGGACAAATCATTAATAATAATATTAATATTGTACAATTTGGCAGAGAAGATAGTAATTTATTGTCCAAAGAAGAAATATCTAAAATACTATATGAAAGAGGTGTTGATGGTTTATTAGCTAGTATAGAAGTTTTTCATTTTAATAATCGTTTACCTCAATACAAAAACATTAGATTAACAAATTTAAAGTCAAAATATATTGATGTTCATAATGGAAAAAAATGGATAAAGGAAAATCAAGATAAAGTTCTTAATGATACATTAGAGAATCATACGTATCATCTCCAGACAATATGCGATGATACAGGTAATTCAAAAAGAATAAAGAATTCAGTTAAAAATATAATAAATGATTATTCTGAAGCTAATAAATTAGATACGGTAAAATAGATCTTTATAAATCTTGACAATTTAAAAAATTTCAATTTTTTAAATATGTCAAAGATTATAAAAGATCATATTCACCAAGGCTATAATTTCTTTATAATTCTTTATAACTTATATGATCTATTATGGTCTACTAGTAGACCATAATAGATCATATAA